TTGATAAACAACCTTAATGATTGCCGTCGGGTCGTTCGTAAATCCAAAATCTAATCCATAAGCGGTCCACTTACCATCGGACGGAATCGAATCAACCGTGTCCCAATTTGAAAAGATTACGCCTTCCAGTTGACCCGTTTCCCCTAAACCATACACCTTCCAAAACTGTTCGTCACCGCTCACCAAGTTGCCATCCTCGTCGTAAACGGGTTTCCTCGATTCGATCGCGTCGATTATGGATTGTTCCAATAAAGGCTCGTTTGTTATGTGATCTATGTTGTCTTTATAAGTTGACTTGATGAACGAATATTTTTGACCTGATTGCATCACTTTAGTATGAACCCAAAAACGCGAAACCGGATTAAAATCCAAGAATATTTTGTAACGCGTTCGAATCTCTAATTGCGTAAATGCGTCCCAATTAATATTATTACACTCATTCACATAAAGAACGTCACGACGCGCACCCCTTAATTTTGCATCGTTATCAGCTGAAAAAAATTCAAAATGGAAAGTTCCAAGTTTGTAAGTGAAATCGGTTTTGTTGTGGTCGTCCTCCCGATACAAACCCGCTTCCATAATGATTTTTAAAAAATCACGATATGCACCCCGTTTTAAATGCGGAATCGATTCAGCAACAATAGAAACAAGTTTTGTTTTTTCGGACCGTAACGCCCAAACAATCAAAAATTGCAATGTTGAGTAAGTTTTGCCCGATGATGTTCCGCCTTGATTGATTATAAATCGAACCGCTTTAAAAACAAACGCGATTTTTTGAAATAGTTTGGATAGCTTCATTTATTACCCGTCTATCAAGTCGTCTAATTTCCCTTCCAAATCTTTTGAAACCGAGATGTTCAACTCGGTTTTGTTTGTGTTTTCGGTTCTGTTTTTTAATCCTAAATCCGCCGCGATTATATTCGAATTAAATGCACCAATCGACGCGCCGTGTAATTTTTGGTCGTAAATCATTTGTTCTATGCGCGTAATGACATCCAATAATTCTTTTGAATCTTCTTTTTTTTGTGCGATTGATTCCCAACGAGCGTAACCGCAAAAGGTAGCAAATCCAAATTTTGTGAAAGGTGTTATGTGTGGTTTGTTTACTTGTTTTGCATCTTTTCCAACATAGTCAACAATTAACCAAGGATTATCTTTTACGTGTTTAATATATTTTTCCCAAAGTTCGATTAATTGATCGGCATTGTCGATTCTTTTTTTAGGTCCTCTTCTCAAACTGTAATCCATACGAATGACTATTTTTCGATTATACTCAAATTTACGAAAATAATTCTAAACGGTTCAATTCGGCGAATAGGCATCAAAAAGTGCTCTACTTATTTCTCGTTTTATTACTTTGTTCTTTTATTTATTATTATACTCTTTTACTCCGCTAAACCGCCCAAATTAAGGGAAGAAAATAGTTAAGTAACTAATAATAAGATAGTTATAATAAAAAGCGATTGGGCGGGCTTAGGCAGTCTTTTACGCCTAATCGCCTAGATATTTTTAGACCGCTTAGTCTGTTTTTAGTTGTTTGGTTGTAATTTAATCGCCTAAACCGCCTATTTGGTTGTGTTAAGAAAGGCGGAAAGGCGTAGTTTTAACCGTTAATATTCCACTCTTTTATTTCAAATCCTCTCTTTGGATTCTTAAAAGAAGTATAAAAGAAACCGTTTTGTTCCGCTACTCTTTTAATAGAAGCGATGAATTTTTGAGTTGAAAGATTTTTGAATTCTTTGTGTTTAAGTTGGAATATTAGCAACGCATCGCGAGTATATTGTTTTTCACCTAACCAAAGATAAATTCCCGAATTAATTGCTTTGTCTAACGCTTTGTTTTTGTCGTTTTTAGTTGCGTTTAATGCCTTTAATTCGTCGATAAGTTTTTGTGATACACGTTCGCCGATTTTAGTTTCTAATAGCTTAATAATTTTACTCATAATAATATATTTTAAGCTAATATAAGGCGATTTAGGCGGACTTCCTAATAGCACCAAATTTTTGATCCGTCGTCAAGAATTATGTAATACCGTTGTGTTTTTTCATCGAAGAACGGCCGATAAATTTCGTTGTCCAGGTGAAGGAATTTCAGTTTTTTCGATTCCTCATCAATAAAAAAACCGATAAAATGTTGATCGTTTTCGGATTCAAACAGTTGCGTTCCGATTGCAAGTTCGCCACCCATTAGCGCGATAATTGACGAAATGGCGACGGCGATTTGCTTATAAGTTAGGACGACTTTTTTGTTTTCCATTCGGTAAAAATAACAAAATTGCAATAACAACGTTCGTCCCTCACGCGGTCGCGTCAACGCTTTATTGCAAGGCCATTATAAACACTTCTTTATCCTCATCAAACTGCTCTAATTTTTCCTTTAAATCTTTTACTTTCATATTGTTGTGTTTTTAATTTGTCCGAAGAATTCCGCATCTGGAACGGTTACTTTTCGGACTGGTTTATTAGTATTCCAAAGTTTATATCCGCCATTGTTTGGGACGTAGGTCGCAACGTGGTGTTTTCTACCGAACGCGATACGATCAAAGATTGACGGAATCCATTCGATGATCGTTTCGTTTGGTGTGTGTCGAATTATTCTGAAATCCATTTTTGAATATTTTCTTTAAACGATACAATTGAAAACGGTTTTTCAATTGATTTAATGTAAAAGAATAGAATCGCCCAGGCAACGAAAAGAGTCGCGACGGTTATCCACCAAAACGAACCGATTCCGATTTTGTCAAGGATTAGGTAAAGAATAATCCAAAGCGACCACCCAAATTTTGCGGGCATATCGTATTGACTAATAACTTGTTTTTGTTGCTTCATGGAGTGTAATTTTTGCGATTAAATTTTTGTGACGTTTTTCAAGTTCGTTGAATTTGTTGTGAAACTTGTCCAAACTGATTCCGGTATGGTTGGCCATATATTTTTGAACTTTAGTTGTTGCGCGTCTATGTTGCGCCACGTGGCGGGATATTACGTCCCGCCTTAAATGGCAACTGTTTTTGTTAAAAATTACTTTCATACTTGTAAATCTTAACAGTATTAAAAACTTTAGTTTCGTTTTTAACTGGATCAGTCCATTCGCGCCCTCGAATATCAATCGAAGCGGTTATTGTTTCGCCTTCCGTTAAATTATCCAATTCGTTGCAAAAATCTTGATGTGCTTCTAGTGAAACCGTTTGCGGATAATCGCCGTCGGTAGTTAGCCAAATTTCGCGTTTTTTGAATTTGTCTGAAACTTGTTTTGTTTCTCCGATCATTTTGATCGTTCCTTTGATTGTGTTTGCCATTTGTTTATGGTTTTATAGTTATGATTTATTGAATTCTAATTCTACCGGCGCGCTTCCATGCTCCACGTTTTGTTTTCTTTTCAAAAACGATGTATTTCGCACCAAGTTCGATTTCTTCGAAACTTCTCATTTTTCCTTTTTTTTCTTGTCGTCGCCAACTTGCCTGTTGTCCTAATTGGTCTACTATTTTTAATTGATTCATGTTTTAAAATATTATTGATTCAACCCCGTCCATTACAACCGCTTCGAATCCTAGTTTCCTGAGTCGTTTAATTCTGTATTTCTGCAGCTCGGCAATTTTACCACCTGGTTTTTTAACTTCGATAAATCGGGTTGTTCCGTCTTTTAGAAGCATTAAGTCGGGATAGCCGTTTTTATTGCATTTCATAAGCTTAATAACTTCCCAACCCTTTGATTCATAGTGTTTCGTGATTTTTGACTGGATTGCTTGTTCGGTCATGGTTCCGGGAGTGTGTTAATTATTTCGATTCCTTCTTTATAAATTTTAACATTAAACAACTTAACATCATGACTTAAAAGCCCCGAAGGGCTGTCATTAATAGTTTAATGATTTAGCGTAAGCTGATGCTAAGTTATTAATAGTTTCATAAACATCACCGTTAAAATAACATCCTAAGTTTTTACTTAATTGTTGTTTATAGTAAGTTTTATCACCTCCAAAGTAAGACTTAGTTAATCTTTTCTTTTCTTCGTTAGCTGTTTCAGAAACCTTTTTTAATAATTCAATGTTAGTCATTTTCGTTGTGTTTTTGTTATTGATAAATCAAAGATAAGCTAAATTAATCTAGTGAACAAAAATATTCAGTAAATTATTTTAAAAAAGATTTAAAAACTCGATTCGTGAAGTCTTTTTTC